GAGAGACAGTGAAGAGGAACCTGTCCTGGGCGAGTACGTCCCTGACCAGCAGGGATGTTATGAAACTGAGCGGAAGTTTGGTGGTACGCTTGCAACTGGTGTTTCTGATTACTCCGGTGATTGGAGCCTGTTGCGTAGGGGCGTAGCCAAACAGAAGGGAAAGTTTAGGGTTGTGACCATGCAATCCGCGGAAGTTAAGCGCGTCTTGACTCCTGTTCATAATTCCCTCTACGATCACATCACCTCCTTTGGGTGGTGTGTCCGTGGGGACGTAAGAAAAGAGGATTTTGAGTCGGTCAGATCGGACCTCCGTGACGGGGAATTGTTTATCAGTGGGGACTACCAGAGTGCTACTGATAACATTTACCTGGCCGCGGTCGACGTCATGGTTGACGAGGTCTCAAAATCACCCTTGCTCACCGGTTTGGAGCGAGATGTGTTGCTCGGCAGCTTCCGAGACCTTAGGTGGAGGAGCCAATCGGGTATTGTTCACCCGATTAAGAGAGGCCAAATGATGGGAAACTTGATCAGCTTCCCATTTTTGTGCCTGCTCAATAAGGCTTGCTTCGATATCGCCTGCGATATCCGCGACCGAAGTGATCGGAGTCGTGTTGGCCGGTTTAATGGCGATGATTGCATGTTCTGCGGTGACGACGCATTCTTCCGGGAATGGTCGTCTGTCACCGCTAGGTACGGTTTCATCGTCAACCGTGAGAAGACAGGACGTTCGCGTCGTTGGCTTGAGCTGAACTCTCAAGTCTATGATGGTGCTAGACACAGTTTGGTGTCTAAGCCAGTCCTTGGTTTTCTCCGGCCCGGCCGGCAGGAGCCCGGCTCCATGTTGTGTGCCGTCACGCACGGTATATCTAGTTTTTCACGGGATCATAGGCTTATGATTGTGAATTTGCTTAGATATGAAATCTCCCTTCGGGGAGTACTAGAGGATCTTGGTTCTCTGGGACCGTGGTGGCGAGCGCAGCTCGCGAAGAAGCGGTGGTTTAGGGCGGCCGCCATGTTGGGCGGAGCTCAAGTGACCCGGAAAGGAGTGGCTCGGGGGGTAACGGTTTGCGTTGCCGCCCCACCACGACCTCATTTCTTCAATTTTGTCTCCCGCGCTGCAGCTCGGCTGCAGCGGGACAATACAGAGAAGTGGATCGGAAAGAGAGTGGTGCCTCTTGAAGAGAAGCTCGACCGACGACTTTATCGTAAGTCAAAGAAAGGAATGACCAATTCATTGGCTCTTCGGAGATTTTCCTGGCGTGGTTTTAGGTGGG